ACTACATTAGCAGGTTATGGAATCACAGATGCGGCAACGTCTGCACAAGGTGCATTGGCGGCAAGTGCGTTACAAGCAGAGACAATTACACTAACAACATTAAAAGCAGAAGTAGCGGCAAGTGCTGACTTTGCAGACTTCCAAACTAGAATAGCGGCATTATAAGGAAAAGAATATGGCAAATAGAATACCACTCATAGTTGACAGAGACGATAGCAACAAACTTAAAGAATTGCCAATAGGTGATAATTTAGACTTAACAGGATCAGGTATTACTGGAGCAGGAATGATTTCTGCAACAGGACTTACACTTGCTGGAGTTAACTATAATCCATTTAGTGGCAGTTGGAATGACTTAGCAGATAAACCTACTGTAGCCGCAACTACAACAGAATTAACAGAAGGTACTAATCAATACTTTACAAACGAAAGAGTTGATGACAGAGTAAATGCTATCCTTAGAGAAGGTAGCGGAATTGATATTACATACGATGACTTAAACGGAACTATTACTATTGCCGCAACAGGTGGTGGCGGCGGTGGCGCCGGAGGTAGTGGACTTGTTACTGACCTAACAGGACTAGCATCAAGTAACGTATTAAAATGGAACACAACAGCAGGCCAAGATAATAATGGAGCATGGGTAAACAGTTTTATTAACTATAGTGAAATTGTTGGTACACCTAGTTTAGCCGCAGTAGCAACAACTGGCAGTTACAATAACTTAGCTAACAAACCAGACTTAGTCAACGACATTAGTGATTTATCAGATGTTGATACACAAGGTACACCACCAACTCCAGGACAAGTATTAAAGTGGGACGGACTTAAATGGGCTCCTGCAAATGATGCAACATCAGGTGGTGGCGGACTAAACGCTGATACACTTGATGGATTTGATAGTCCTTACTTTTTAGATTATAATAACTTAACCAATAGACCTACTTTGTTTGACGGTAACTTTACTTCAATAGTTGGATTACCAACTACACTATCAGGTTACGGAATTACTGATTCTATTAGTGCAAACCAAAGTTATACACAAAACGGTAGTGTAACATTTAATAGTGATGCAGGAATTACAGTTGGTACGAATAATAATATTAAGTTACGTGTAGACAATGCTGTAATTATTGAAAGCACAGTAGATGAACAAGATTTAGATATTAAAGTAAAACCAATAACAGGTGTTGAAACAGCAATAAAAATTGACACAGGTACAAAGCGTGTTGGTATATTTGATAGTAATCCATCACACAAACTTACAGTAGCAGGCGATGTAAATGCTACTTCGTTTATTGGTAGTGGTGCAAGCCTAACAGGAATAACACTTAGCCAAATACTAGCAGGCGGGTCAGAAGTAAGTGACAGTGTTAGTTTTGGTAATGTAACACCTTACACTACTGCAACATATAACTTAGGTGCAAGTAACAATGTTTATTCTAATGTATATGCAACTAACTTTCATGGAAGCGGTGCTAACTTAACAAACATTCCGTTTAGTTCATTAACAAGTGTTAGTATTGATTACACAGGTAGTACAATTACTAACAAGCCTACTATTCCAACAAATAATAATCAACTTACAAACGGTGCAGGATATCTAGCAAACCTATCAACAACTAGTATTACTACACTATCAGATGTAAGTATCAACAGTCCACAAGAAAGCCAAGTTATAAAATATGTAGGTGGCATTTGGACTAACGCCGCTGGCGGTGAGTCAGTTGGTAACTTTACATTTAGTTCTGGTATTATTGACACAGACGATTCAAGTGGTATTACAATTACTCCAGCAGTAACAACAAGCAGTGATCTTACAGTACAGAACGACTTAGTAGTACAAGGTAGTATTACAGCAGATAGTATTGTTAGTACAGGTACAGGTGTGCCAACTATTGAAAGTGCGTCTAGTATTAATTTATCAGCTTCGGATAGAGTTACAGTTACACAAAGTCCTATTAACTTAGCAAGTTTTACAACTAATGATCGTAATAATTTAACAGCAACTAATGGTGACATGATCTACAATACTACTACAAATAAATTCCAAGGCTATGCTAATGGTGCTTGGGTCGATTTACACTAGGAGTTTAAATGAGCGAACGAGAATATATCGTTACACTAAAAAAAGGTGTAGACTACGAATCATTTAATCAAGAAATGATTGAAGAAACTGGCGCTGGTAATATTCCAAGTAGATCAGCAACAGTCGCGGATGCAAGACCTGGATCTCAACGCAATACACATTATGCTCTTACATATGAAGAAGCAACAGAACTTAGAAAAGACGATAGAGTTGTTGATGTTGCTATTCCACCGGATCAAGATGAAAACTTAGAAATTGGTTTAACAACAACATATCAAGGTAACTTTTATAAAGGAACTTCAGAACTTAGCAGTAAAAATATCGACTGGGGTAAAAGACGCCACAGTGTAGTTACTGAAGATACAACTTGGTCAACAAACTTAGATAGCTCATATAATTATGCGTTAGATGGTACAGGTGTAGATGTTGTTATACAAGACAGCGGCCTACAAGTTGATCATCCAGAATTCCAAGATGCTAACGGAGTATCAAGAGTACAACAGATTAATTGGTATACTGAAAGTGGATTAAGCGGATCGCAAAGTTCTAATCATTATAGAGACTATGACGGACATGGAACACACGTTGCAGGTACAGCCGCAGGTAAACATTTTGGTTGGGCTAAAAATGCAAGAGTGTATAGTGTTAAAGTTAGCGGACTAGAAGGCACAGGCGATAGTGGTAGTGGTATTAGTATTAGTAATTGTTTTGATGTTATAAAATTATGGCACAGAAATAAACCAATTGATCCAACTACAGGACGTAAACGTCCAACTATAGTAAACATGAGTTGGGGCTACAGTTCGGGATACGGAACTGCTACAAGTATTGTATATCGAGGTACAACATATAGTAGTAGTAATGATCCTAGTTTTTCTTCAAGAACACATCTAAGAGATACTTACGGACTTTATCCATACAATACTTTTAGTGGATATAGAGCTCCAGTACGAATAGCATCAGTTGATGCAGATGTAGAAGAATTAATTGATGAAGGTGTACATGTATGTATTGCCGCAGGTAATAATAGTTTTAAAGTAGATGTAGATGGCGGAGATGATTATAATAATATACTTTTCGGTGGAGGCGGTAGTAATTACTATCACCGAGGCAGTTCTCCGTATAGCGTAAATGCGTTTATGGTTGGATGCCTAAATGCTCAGTCAAACACAGAAGATAATAAAGTAGGATTTAGTACAACAGGACCAGGTGTTGATATATACGCCGCAGGACATAATATTGTTAGTTGTACAAGTACTACAAATAAATTTGGAGATGCCGCATATTATGATGGTGGTGGCTTTAGACAGTGTAACATTAGTGGTACTAGTATGGCTAGTCCGCAAGCATGTGGTGTAGGAGCATTATACCTACAAGCAAATCCTATGCTTACACCAGCACAACTAAAAGATATGATGCACAAAGATTCAAGTGAAACTTTAGAAGCAGGAACACTTACAGGATATGGTGACACAGATGATGCTATGGGTGGCCCACGCAGAGTAATGGTATCTAGATACAATAAGCGTATACCTTACTCATCATCTATATCAGGTAAATACAGTAACAGGGGAATATAGATGGCAATTCAAATAGTAAATATAGGTAATATTGCAAACGACGGCACAGGTGATGATCTACGTGAAGCATTTGTAAAAGTAAACAATAACTTTGCAGAACTAAATGCTAGAAGTACAGAATCAACTACTGTATCTAACTTAGGTAGTGCAGGTGAAGGTGTGTTTGGTCAAATAAGTGGAACTGACCTACAGTTTAAAAAGATTGTAGCAGGTACAGCAATATCACTAGCGGCTGATGCTAACGCTATTACAATTAATAGCACAGCAACAGGACTTCCTAGCGTACAAGTATTTGCAGATAACAATAATATTACATTAGATTCTAACGGTAATTCTTTAACACTTGCAGGCGGTGGAACTACTACAACAAATTTAAGTGGAAATACACTTACAATTAGTAGTGTAACTTCTGTACAGACTGATACAGATCCTAAACTTACAGCAACACTAAACGCACAAACTAATGACATTACTAACGTAGGTAACATGACTGGTAATGTACATGGATTAGATATTAGAACGTTTGACGGACTACAACAATATCTAACACTAGATATGGGCGAAGCAGTTCCCACAGTGTTTACTAGTACATTAGAATATCTAGCACATAATTTAACAGTTGACTATGATAACGGAACTGAAACGTTCACAGGGTCAACAGCAGTTGAAGCAGATATGGGAACGCTATAGGGAGTTTTGCATGGCGCAATTATGGACTGTTAAACCAGGACACAACTTAGGTACATACCAAGAAAGTATTACGCAGACTATTGCATTACCTGTTGTAGCTGGTTGTACACTTTCACTTATTAGCGGAAAGTTGCCAGGTGGGTTAAGAATTGAAGGAGACAACTTATTAGGTACTCCGTTCGAAGTTAAAAGACTAAAGTTATTTAGATTTGTTATTCGTGCAGTAAAAGGAAATGACAAAGAAGATATAACATTAAGACTAACTATCGACGGAGCTGATGCTCCAGTTTGGGTCACAGAAGAAGGTTCTTTACCTATTGGTCCTAATAATAAGTTTTATATACTAGATAGTAGTCCTGTAGACTTTCAACTACAAGTTATAGATCCTGATTTACCAGCAGGCGATAATATTGAATATTTTATTGCTGATAATGATGGCGAACTACCTCCAGGCATTGAACTAGGTATAACAACTGGTAAACTTACTGGTGTTGTTGAACCAATACTAGCATTAGAAAAAAGAGCAAGCAGTGGCTTCTTTGATAGTAATGTATATGGTAATTCTCCGTTTGATTTTGGTGTAAAGAGTGCAAACGGTTTTGAAAGTTATTACTACGATACAACATTCTATGATTATAATATTCCTACACAAAGTCCTAAAAAATTAAATAGATACTACGAATTTACAGTAAGTGCAAGCGACGGTGTTGTAATTGCAAAACGTAAATTTCAAATTTATCTTGTAGGTGACGACTTCCTAAGAACAGATAATACTATTATGCAACTCGGTACTGGATTGTTTACAGCAGACAATACGTACTTAAGAGCTCCTGTTTGGTTAACCCCAAGTGACTTAGGATACCGTAGAGCAAATAATTATGTAACATTATTCCTTGATGTATACGATCCTACTAGCAACACTGGTATTATTAGTTTTACAGTTAAAGATTCTAACGAAGATGGTAGTGTAAGTGCATTACCGCCAGGTATGTCTATTGATAGTACAACTGGTGAGATTGCTGGACGTATTCCTTATCAACCAGCAGTTACTACAGAATACAAATTTACTATTGAAGCACTAAGACAAATTGGATCTAAAGAAACTACATCTACAGAACCATTTGCAAACAACATTGGTGTTGGTGAAACTTGGAGTGGCGACGATAATGTAGCATTTACTGATTTTGCTGATAGTTTGTTTAACGGATTAGGAGCAACAGGTTGGATAGTATTTAACGAAGTTCCTGTAACAGAAGCAGACTCAGGTGATAACAAAAGTTATAAAGCAATCGATATTATAGATAAATCTGTTTGGACAATAGAAAATGGTAGAGTAACATCTACATCAGCTGATAAGTCAGTAACAAAAATTGAAGTAGGAAGTGTAGACTATTTAAGAGGATCGTTCTTAGGAACTATTGCAAACATAGGTTATAAAACTTATGATGCATTTGGAGCAACTGTTGCAAACAAAGTTGTTACTATGTCGTTTTATAGTTTTGATAAAAGAACAACATCATTATTTAATCCAACAGTATCTAAAGACAAACAATTTACAGTTAAACTATTAGGTGAAATTGAAAGTGCTATTACATGGAACACGCTAACATCACTAGGAAACTTAAGAGCTAACTTTGTTAGTACACTAAATGTTAGTGCTACAAGTAGTGTACCTAATGCTGTTGTATTATACACATTAGATTCAGGTAAACTTCCGCCAGGACTTACTCTTGCTATTGACGGACAGTTACAAGGTAAAATTAATCAATTTGGTGAGCCGGGTAATCCAGGATTGACTACAATAGACAAAGCAACAACACAAACAACATTTGACGGTGCTACAACAACTATTGATAGAAGTTATACATTTACAGTTAAAGCACAAGACCAATTCCAATTTAGTGCAACAACAAGAACGTTTACTATTACAACAACTGATCCAGACGATACTCTTTATAGTAGTATATCAATGGTGCCGTTGTTGAAACAAACACAAAGAAATACATTTAGAAACTTTATATCTGATCCTACTATCTTTACACCAGCAAGTATATACAGACCAAATGATGATTCGTTTGGTCTACAACCACAAATAAAAATGTTGGCTTATGCAGGTATTGAAACAAAGTCTATTGGAGAATTTGTTGCGGCGGTTGCTAAAAATCATAAGCGTAAACAATATAAATTAGGTGCTGTTAAAAAAGCAATAGCAAAAAATCCAGGAGACAATGATTCTGTATACGAAGTAATATATGTAGATGTAATTGATCCTTCCGAACCTGATGAAGGTAAAGGAAAAACAAATACTAACTTTACTATTGCAACACAAAATAAAATTACAACAGATCAAATTCAATATGCTGTTACAGATGATAATACTGGTGTAGGTACAGGACAAGGATTTTTTGACTTAGGCCTACGTGGCGGTGACGGACTTAGTCCTGCAAATACAGGAACAATTTCATTCTTTACTAGAGTAGGACCTATATCATTTGCTTCAGGCGGTAGTATTACAGTTGAACTACAAGATGGTACAACTATTAGTAGTCAAAGTATTGATGATAGTATTAGTTCAGATCCATTAAGATTGCGTCCAATAACAAATACAATTAAAATTGATAGTGATGCAATTAAGATTAGTGATAGTAATGATCAAAGAAAGTATATTAGTAACATTACTAATATGAGAGATAGAATAAGAGCTATTGGTAAAAATCTTAGAGAGTTTTACCCTTTATGGATGCGTACTTCACAAACAGCAGGACAAGCAGAACTAGGCTTTAAACTAGCAATACCACTATGTTACTGTAAACCAGGTGAAGCTGATAGTATAATACTTAACATTAACAATAGTAATTTTAACTTTAAACAACTAGATATTGAGATCGAAAGATACAATATCGACAGTACAGATGGTAATAGTAACGAACAATATGTTCCGTTCGCAAATTACCAATTCAATGTATAATGCTGATAAATAATAGCAACGAGAGGATAAACTATGGCAAGTAATATTAGTGATACAGGAATTAACAGTGATTTTCCTATAGCGGGACAAGATAACGACTCGCAAGGATTTCGTGATAATTTCACAACAATTAAAGCAAACTTTGTAGCGGCTAAGACAGAGATTGAAGCAATACAAACTAACGGTGCAGTTAAGAATGCAGAGAATAATTTCTTAGGAAATACTATTAATAATGCAAACTTTCAAAATACTACCGAAACAGGATATATTGCTGGTGCAACTATTAATACTAGTCAAAACATTAACCTCGACAACGGCGCATATCAAGAGTTTACAGTAGGTGCAGACATTACACTTACACTGTCTAACTGGTCAAGTGAACTAGCAAGAACAGGTAAAATACGTTTGCATATTAAAAGTGATCAAGCGGCAGGTAGTGCTACTAATAGAACTGTTACATTTGCAAGTAATGCAGGTGGTGGAACTATTAAGAAAAATGCTAACTGGCCAACTGGTGATCTTACAGCAGTAATTGGTGCTCCAGGTGCTGGTGAAGAATCTAAGTACTTTGCATTTGAATTTGTAAGTTACGACAGTGGTGCAACTGTATGGGCTGAATACTTAGGTATATATCAGTAAGATGCATCCGTTTGCAGAAGATACATCAGATATGACAGTATCTCAATTATACGATAAAGTTGCAGAACTAACTTCAAAGTATTTTGCAACTAATAATCCTCAAGTTCAAGAACAAATTACAACGTTTATTGAATACTACAAGCAAGAAGCTCTTATAAAAGAAGCCAAAATCCGAACTCAAGATGCAGAAAATCAACAAAATGGCGATTTAGATCTTGACAAACTGATTAATATCAGTTAAAATACATGTATGCTTATGAAAACAGACTCACTCGGCATTCCGAGATTTAACAATAAAGACCTTGTCGACATGATTTATAGCGGACACGCTGATAAATGTCATGTAGTTCTGTGTGATGAATCTGATGATGTAGATATGTTTAACAAAGCAATGGAAGAACAAGGCTTTGATAAACTACAAAAATATATTCCTTTAGATGTAGATCAAAAGACTTTTGACGGTGTATGCCAAGGTGAATGGTTTATGCCTGATGAATATAAAAAGATAAACGTACATAACTATATTCTAACAAAATGTACTACACAAGACGAAACAGCAAGATGTGCAGAAGAACTTGCACAGTTTGAAGGCAGAGGAATGATGCCACTGTTACAGTATATGATCTACCTTGTAGACTTCATGCGTGAGAACAATATTGTTTGGGGAGTAGGTAGAGGTAGCTCTGTAGCATCATATGTGTTATACTTAATAGGTATACACAAAATTAATTCAATCCAGTTTGACCTGGATTGGAGAGAGTTCTTGAGATAAGTAAGTATATAACCAGGAGAAGAAGATGGCAGTAAAACAAACAGGTCGAAAACAATACAGATCAATGCAGGGTAAACCTGTTGATATGGATTTGCTTAGACAAAGAAACGAACTAACACCAGCAGTTGGTAATGTTCGTGTTAATGCTAGAGGCGACGAACTAGGTCCAGGCGGAAAGATTATTAAAAAGCGTGAAGACGTTTTACGTGATTTCTATGAAGATAATGTTGAGCCTACACAGTTTGAAGCATCTGAAAAAGCACCGGTAGTAGAAGAGCCAGCAGTTGAAGCAACAGAAGTTGAAGCACCTAAGGCACGTTCTACTAAAGCAAAAGCTGGTCAAACAAAAGCTGAAGCAAAAGAAGAAGCTGATGAATGGGTAGAAGATGCAGACGGTAACTTTGTAAAAAGAGGTGATTAATGTCAATTGATTATCAAGCAATGGCCCAAGGCCGAAAAGGTATTCAATCTAAAATTGAGGCAGAAAGTATTCGCCCAATTAGGAATAGAGTACTAGTACATAATATGCACTTTGGTGAACAAACTACTAAAGGTGGAATTATTATTCGAAGTGACGACGGCGAGACTAGAGGCATTTACCCACGTTGGGGACAAGTATATGCTAAAGGCCCAGAAAACAAAGATCCATACCAAGAAGGAGATTGGATCTTAGTTGAACATGGACGTTGGACAAGAGGACTTGAACTTCATTTAGCAGGAGAGCCTGTTACTATTAGAATGGTTGAATCTGAAAGTATTATTGGATGGAGCGAAGAAGCACCATCAAATGATTTACGTATCGGACTAGAACAAGATCTAACCGGAGATCAAGCAAGACCAGAAGACTTTACAAATGCCCATGGGCAAATGAATCAATAGAGAAAGTAAATAAATTGAAGAACGTAGACTTAAACAAGTATAAAGATTTCGTGCGAGAAGTTACTAGTGGTGAATCACTATCAAGTATGCAGATGTATAATCGTATAGTTGATATTGAAACAACTGAAAGTAAGATGGGCGTAAACATGTCATTGCTAATGACTGGTGCTATTGGCATTAGTGCAGAAGGTGGTGAGTTTATGGAAATTATTAAGAAGTGTGTATTCCAAGGTAAGCCTATGGATAAAGATACACAATATCATGCAATGCGTGAGCTTGGTGATATTATGTGGTACTGGATGAATAGTTGTACTGCATTAGGTATTGACCCAAATGATGTTATTGCTGAGAATGTTAAAAAATTAGAAAAGCGTTATCCGGGAGGATCATTCGATCCTTACTATTCAGAAAATAGACAAGAAGGCGACATCTAGTTTGTTACCAATATTAACTGACGTAGACGGTGTACTTCTAGTATGGGAGGCATCCTTTAGTAAGTGGATGGCTTCTAAAGGCTACACTGTAAAAACTCCAAACGTATACAAACAATCAACACGCTACGGACTAGAACAAGACCTAGCAGATAAGTTAGTATGTCAATTTAACGAAAGTGCTTGGATGGGATATTTAGATCCCATGCCTGGTGCTGTTGATGCTGTTCAACGATTGGGTAGACGAGGTTATACTTTTGAATGTCTTACTAGTCAAAGCGAAGATAAATGTGCTGGTGATATTCGTAGATATAATTTAGAACAAGTGTTTGGAGATGAAGTAATTGTAGACTGTACTTGTATTGCTACAGGTGCTGATAAGGACGAACACTTAAAACAATGGAAACCAGGACATTGGTGGATTGAAGATAAGCCTGAAAATGCTATTGCAGGACTTAATGCAGGACACAAACCTATTCTAATTACACATGAATACAACAAAGATTTTGAACATGAAGGTGTATTAAGAGCAGATACTTGGGAAGATATACTTAATATCATTATTGAGGTTGACAATTAAGTAAAAGAATATATACTATTACAAAACGCTATTATAGATAACACAATATAGGAGGTTACGATGGCAGTAAAAATCACAGCTGAAATCTCAGCAGAACAATTTGAAGAAAATTTTAATTTTAAGGAAGCAAGTGGACTATACAGTGATCCATTGTTTAGGCTTGTAGTAAACAAGTTTGGACGGTGTTACTGGTTACTTGCACACGATAACCTACAAGGGCCTCGATTTAGCGGAAACAACGTATATTATCAAGGCAACAACTCAAGACTAATCCGTACAATTTATCCTAATGCAAAACGTATTATAGACGTTGGTGCTAACGTAGGCAATAATACTATTGCTTATGGAGAATGGGCAGAGAATGTAGAGTCTTTTGAACCTACACCAACTACACTTAAAATGTTACTTGCAAATATTAATATTGCAAAGCATCAAGATCTAAAAGGAGTGTATTGGAAAGGTACAGATCAAGAAGGCGATATGTGGCGAGATGAATATGCAAAAGCAGGTTGGTACATACATAAAGGTGTACACCAAAGTATGAACATTACTGCAAACATTACAGTACATGAAGTTGCCGCAACTAATCGTAATGAAGGTACTATTGATATTTTAGATCATACTGATCACGGAGGGCATAATCATGTTGTATTAGATAGTGATAATGTTAAACTACGTGATAGTCAAAACTTAGTACCTGTACCAGCACGTACTATTGACAGTTATAACTTTGAAGATGTAGACTGTATCAAGATTGATGTTGAAGGCAGTGAGCTATTAGTTATGCAAGGTGCAAAAGATACAATCGATAGATGTCGTCCTAGTGTACAAGTTGAGATTGTGCCTAAGCAATGTACATTGTTTGGATACGAACCACAAGACTTATATGACTTCTTTGCAGAACGTGATTATGTATGTGTAAGTGCAGTT